CATCAGGCATCCCTAATGACATTAGGAGCATAACTAATCCCATTGAGATTAAACATGCTCCTATCAAAACTATTACTGGCACAAATGTTTCAAACAAGAATGTCATATATCTCCTCTATAATCGTACTCATTTTTTTACGTCTATCAATTTCATAACCATATTTACGACACGCTTTTTCTAGCGATTCTTTTGTAAACTCAGCGTTTAAGTATTCAATGTTTAAACTTCTTGAAAGGTATGGCTTATATTTATTTCTAGGTTTCCAGTTAAGCATAGTATCTCCTTAATTAATATCTATTGGTTTATCATCAATGAAGCCTTCACAGTTTAGTAAATCTTCATCCTCACAAAATAACAATTGACTCGGCTTTTCACACACCGTTGGTTGTAGTACATTTGGTGGAATGATTAAAGGATCATTAGCAATCATTAATTTATGTTCTAGCGCACTACATCCAGTTAAGGCTAGTGCAAATATTATTGTTAGTGTTTTCATATTAAAATGGAATGTCATCATTAAACTCATCACTCGCAACAGGTGTTATTGTTTTAGGTTGTTCTGATGGGTAGGTTGTTTGAGGTGGTGTTTGTTGCGCTTCTTGTCTAGGTTCTTTCTTAGACAAAATACGAAACTCTGATCCGAAGCCACCAAGTTTGATTACAGTAGAGTATCTCTTAATACCATCCTTCTCATAGCTCTTAGTATTTAACTCGCCCTCTACGTACACCTGAGTGCCTGTATCAAGATCAAGTTTCTGTAAAGTTTCAGCTAACTGATTCCACACGTCACACGTATGATATTCTGCTGCTGTTTTTCTTTCACCTGTGGCTCGATCCTTCCACGATTTATTAGTAGCTAATTTAACTCTAGCTACCGTACCACCATTTTGCAATTGTTTAAACTCAGGTGGTTGAGTTAGATTGCCTATTAACATTACTTTATTTACCATTACAGCTCCTTATATTAAATTTGGTGGTTACTTACGGTAACCAATCGGACTTGTTTGTCTTTAACTAAGGAAGGCTTGGAGAACCTCCCACACAGCGTAGGAAAGTCAATCCTCTGTGTTCTTTTGTTTCTCAACGAACTCTTTAGCAAGAGCAACATTTTTATCATGTTTAGCTTTAGCCTTCTCTTTGCTTTCCAACGACTTGCGTTCTTTACGTTCAGCCATCCACTCCAAGTGTTCAGGGCTGAGTGTAAGTTTGACTCGTGTAGCCAATGGAGTGTCACCTCTGTAATCTTTCTCGACTTCAGTAACACCTTCTTCATCTTCAGCTTCAATAGACATGATCAACTTAGCTGACAAACTCTCAGCTTTGTATTGCATCAACTCATCAGCTTTAGCGTTAGCTTCTTGTTGCTTAATAGCGCTGTTGACCTCATCCCATGTTGCCACACTCGTTGTTATACCTATGCCGTATATGCCAAGACAACGCCCCAAAGCACTTGTCTGACATATTTCTACAAATGACGTTGCATTGATAGAGTTTTTACCTTTTTCTTCATGAGCAATCCCTTCAGACACACTCTTTCCATCTATAAAAAGTATTACTTTACACATAATACTGTCACCATCGAAATGAAGTATCTCAGTTTTAATATCAGCGTTCTCGTAATGTTTACGCAAATACTGTAGCCTAGTCTTAACTAATACATAGTCTTTGCCTTGAATAGACATTGACTCAAGTAATGGTAAACCGTATTTGTCTAATTGCTGTTCCATAATATCTCCTTAATTTTTGTGATAAGAATTTTTCCTATCTCTTGTTTGAAAAAAACCTCGATGCTGTGGAAAGTCATCCATAAACTTTCTAGCGTAATGTGAAATCCACCCATCATCAATTTTATAATCGCCTTCACCTGAGATCATAGTTTCCCATCTAATCCTGTGAAATATAGCTTTTGCAGAATAGTATTTCTTTCTTTGTGTAGCCATATTAGTAAACTTAACAAACAAGTCATAAATCTCAGGGTGATTTTTATGATATTCATTAAAGTTTTCTTTAGTCCATTTGCCATGCATATTATTTTGCATTGCAGTTATAACTTCACCATCATCGTATTCACCACCTTCAAAGTCATACTCATCTTTGTTAGCGTATGTAAATTCAACACCATTAATATCAGCCATTATCTTTCTCCCTTAAATTTTAATTCATAAGAAAGACGTTCTTGAGCGACCATCTTCATATCCTTACGAAAGTCATAAATAAATTCTTCCGTGTGCGTTGCATACTTGCCATAAATAGTGTCATGATAAGTGTAGTCAGCTAATTCTCTTAAAGCCTTCAATGCATCAGCTAGTATCTCAGTATTTTGTACATCTAGTCTTTGATCAAGATCACCAACTATATGCTCAACCTCCATAACAATGTTGTCAGCTTCAGTCATACACTCATCACGAGCTTCATCTCTGCGACTTTCCCAAGCTGTTTGGTAGTTGTCGCTTTGTTTTAATTCTTTTGCAGTTTCCATAATATCTCCAAATGTTTAAAGTGTTAAGTATATATTAATATTGGTATAGCAATATACTAATTTTGATATAACTTCCATTTCTTCCTGAAAGTTGATTGTAGGATCGTTCTGAGTTGAGAGTCATGTAGTCTGATCATAGTAACAAAAAACCTTACTACACCATCTTGACCATCAGTCTGTCCAAGTTGTACTACTCGCCATTCTTCATAGCCACCTTGATAGTAAACTCTACCAACACAAATCTCATCGTCACCAAAATGAAAATCATCCTCGTCTAGCATACGTTCTTCTTCTTCGATGCGCTGATCAATAATAGATTCAAAACTTCTCATAATTGCTCCTTCATACGTGTAATTTTAATTTTCTCACCAACTCCAACTATTGTTGTTTGCTCACCTACTTTTAAATTAAAGACTTGATCTTGCTCATCTTCTGTATAGAGAGAGTGAAACATTTCGTCATCAGTAAGATATTGGGGTACAGCCTTGCCATAGCTATACCCATAAATGTAATCGATCTTCCACGGTAAATTTGACTTTATCATGATTACGCTCCCCAACTAAAAGTACGTGGTAGAGTGTCTTGCCAAAAATGACCAAGACCAGTTTGATCTTCAGGAAGATTTTTAAGTTTGTTGTCAGCAACTGACACCATGCAACCACAATCGTCACATGAAAACTTAACCCATTCCTTAGATTCTACTTCTTCGCCTTTAACGTAGAATTTGTAGCCACTAAGGTTGTCAATCGTTTCTTGCACAATCTCTTGAGGATCGGACAATTTGGACTCGACAAGGTTGTCTACAAACATTTGAACTAGGCTAGATACATCTTGCCTTGTTGCTTTCTTACGTGAAATCTTGCCATCAATAAGATTCTTGATGTGATCACGTTGCTCGTCTGTTAATGTAATTTTGATATTTGTGTTCATAACTTCTCCAAGTTTGTGGGGAGGTTTCCCTCCCCTATTAAAATTAGTCCTCGATGTCAGCAAGACTACTGTTGTAAAAATGATTGATCATTGCACCTTTGCCAACTTGTGACTCAAGTAATAAAAAGTTAGCATCTGTAAATGACCACTCACCATGTAGCGACTCAAGATAATCTGTACTTGCCCACCAAAGGATAGGTGGAAAACCATACATTTCTTTTTCTTTAGCTGAAAGATCAGGGTTGTCATTTTCTCTATAGATACAGCCTTTTTGCTCAAGGCTAGAAAGAAAACCACCGATCTGATTGTCATTAAGATGGCGATTAAAATTTTGTATATCTTCATAAGCTAAACATGAATAGTTGTCACCAAGAAGATCATCAGGAGTATTAGCGCCACATTCGTTAGCACTTAAAAATCTGATCATAAAAAGTTTTTCTTTAGTAGTTAGTTGATATTCCATATTATTCTCCAAGTGTGTGGGGAGCTTTGCTCCCCTGTTAAAATTATCTGCAAAGGATGTTGTAAGATTCTTGTGTTTCAAATCTATCGAAAACAGGAATCACATCAGGACATGGATACCCAAGCATTTTAGTAATGTGATCAGCAATGTAGTTATCTACTTCAGCATAAACACCGTTGTGCATAGCACCGATCAATCCTTCAGGTTTGTGTAGTGGTTTAAGTATTGCTCTGTATCCACCTACAACCTGTTGCTTTTCAATAATGAATTCAGGAGCTGACTCATCAGCTTCTTGTACGAAATAGCCACTAGGAATTTCTACACCAATAATAGTAATTTCATCTTTACCTTCTAAAAGGTCTTTGCTACCGTACTTGCTAGTTAATAATTTTGCTCTGTTAAATGACATTGTATCTCCAAGTTAGTTTAAAAGTGCCGATTTGTTATCCTCGACACAGATATTATATACTAATATTGGTATACGTACAGACATTTGACATAAAATAATTAAGCCTATAGGAATAGGGGTTGTAGAGCTAATTTAAAATCCCTAACGGTAGCGGGGGATAGTTTTTTTGCAAAAATTAAAAAAAAGATCACAAAACCTGTGTATCATTTTAAGTCTTGGTTTAGCGTTTTTTGAGTAGATCAGAAAGCGAAAACCCCTAGAGTGGATAAGCTCTAAGGGTTGTCTAAAACTGGTGTTTGCCCCACCGTTCTGTGAAAGATTATACCATCTTAGGACTTCTTGGCAAATATCAGGATGCGAAAGGTGATATGTCGAGTTAAATACTTCACTCACACCTGAAAAAAGAGATTCAGTTATGCGTTCCAAGAAGCTGTGGATTGATGTTAGATTAAGAAGGTTTATACTGGTAACCACCTTGAACCGATAAAGAAAATCTAGCGCAGAGTTACAGAAGGCTGAGTACGGATCATACCGTAGCAATGAACTCTGACTTGTTTGACTATGATTGAAACAAGCACGGATGATACTGCGATGCGCTTTATACCGATGAGAATCTCTAACTTAGATTAACGTCTAGGTTGGGGATTACTTGCACGAACTCAAAGCTCCACAGCATTACCCGATAAGTTTAAAAGCTCTTGATCTTTAAAAGGGATTTATCCCTCTGCTTTACCGAAGTCACTCGCTGAAAGCGAAATATTAATTGAAACCAATTCAGCACTATGTACTAATATTGATATAATCTAATTATTCTATTAATTTTTTTTATTATGTCTAAGATTATTTATTACGAGTCTATACCACGAGAGCTTGAAAGACTTAAGATCACACAGAAAGAAGCAGCTAAGATGTTAGGTTTATCGCTTAGTGGTTTTACATCTAGAATTGCATCAAACAAACCCATTACACATTGGATGATCTATGGTCTTGCCAACTATTTAGAGCCAACTAAACCTAGAAAACGGATAAAAAAATATGCCAAAGAAACTTGATCATACTGAAAGAAAAAAACTTATTAATACAATACGAGATGTTCTAGCAACGATTGAAGGCATAGAGGACACAGAGTTACAAAACAAATTGTGTGAACAAATAATTATGTTGTGTGATCAAATGAAATATAACTTAATTATGGATATGTACAAAGCCAAATGACGTATACAGAAGATGTAATCCAAAACGCAATATGTAAATATTTAGACATGCGCAAAGTTTGTTATTGGGCAGTACCTAATGGTGGATCAAGAAAAGGTGGTGCAATCGAGGGCGCAAGACTAAAAAAAACAGGAGTCAAAAGTGGTGTACCTGACATTACTGTTGTCTATGATGGCATGTATTGGGGATTGGAAGTTAAACGACCAGCGACTGATAAACATCCTAAAGGTTATTTAACTCAATCGCAAAAAGATATGCATAAAAAGATCAGAAACGCAGGTGGATCAGTTGAAACAGTTTATAGTGTTGCTGATGTCATTCTTTGGCTTAACACAGAAGTTATGTATGAGCGCAAATTTGAAGTTGAGAAATGAAAGAGAGTGCTATAACTCGTAGTGCTAGAGGTCAGGCTTGTACGCTAAAGCTAGATGATTGTCTAAATGATAACGGAGCCACAACTGTTTTT